GTTTGTTAAGGTGTTCTTCCTCATCAAGTATTGCTTGTGCTAATCGTTTCCAATTATCAGGCATTATTCTCCTCCCATATTCCAATCTATGTAACATTCTTCACACATTGGTATAGCTTCTAAACCATTACCAAAATCTAAATGATGTGTTCCATATATATCTGTACTTGTACAATTACCATTAACAACACTATCTTGTGCGTTGCTAGGATATTTATTTCTGCATTTACTTAGTTGTATTACTTCCAAAATCATTGTTCCTCCTCACTAAATGCTTGTTTAATTACTTCTGCTGTCTGCTTTACAAAGTCCTTACGCATTTGCTCTACTTTTACTATTATGTTTTTCAAATCAGGTACGCCCACTTGTGATTTGAAATTAAAGTTGCCTTGATTTACAAATACAATATCAACATAATATATATCTCCCCACGTTAAATAGATTTCTCCACCTACGTTTGGTGTTATAAAAGAAATACCACCACGTTGTTTGTCTAATCTTTTGACTATCCAATCTTTATGGTCAATATCTAACTTAATAAATATATCTATAAGACCACGATACCCATAGTCTGTATCGCTTATTGTTGGTCTAGTGTCCTCACTCATTAGAATAACCTTTCTGTTTTTGCTTGTTCTAATATTTCTTGTGGTGTCATTAACAATTTATAGTAGTGCTTACCACCTTTCTTAATTGTTTCTATTTCCCACAAATCCTCTCTCATATTAAAAATGTGTGCAGATATTCGTGGTATTCCAAAGTCATATACAAACGTGTGGCTTGATACCAATGGTTGGCTACTATCTCTAGCAGTTTTTAATATCCACTCTACCCTTTGCCTTTGCTTTAGTTGTGGAACAGGTTGTTCTCTAAAGTATTGTAAGTCCATTACTCCTCCTTTAACGTAATAATTATTTCTTTACTTTCTTCATTGTAAGAAGAACTTATACTTTGAAATTCAACCATACCAAACATATCAGCTAAGGTTTCCTTATCGTTGTCCTCTAACCATACTTTATGTTTAGTACAATCGTTCATACAATATAGTTCAGGCATTATTCGTGTACCTCTAAACAACTTCTAATATCTTTATCATCTAAGTTGTGTATATATTCTATTGCTTGTTCTGTATTCATAGCTTTGAAACATACAAACAATGAATATTCTATTGGTTTAGGCATTACTGCACCTCGCTTTCTGTTGGCTTGTCGTGGTTAGTATGCTTTCTGCATATCATAATTGAACAATTAAGAACTTCTATCTCTCTGTCTAACATATCACTTTCATCTCGCTCTGATAGATTTGATTTAAGTTCTTTTAGTTCATCTAACCATTTGTTTAGCTCGTGTATAGCTAAGAGTAAAGGTGTATCGCCCATTAAAATACACCTTTCTCTTGTAGATACTTATGTATGTTGTTTGCTATACGTTTAGCACCTTTCTCGTTTGGCTCTATCTCGTTGTAATAACAATCTACTGTCATAAAGTTTCTTGTGTCTATGACATCATAAGTTTGATTGTTATTTCTACGATTGTATTTGTTAGCTAAACTGTACAATCTGTCGTTCCACATAGATACGATAGACAAAGCTATGTTATCTACGTTGTTGAAACGTGTTGGATTGAAAGCTAGATTACCTGTGTAGCAAGTTAGAAACACAAACGTTCTACCTTTTTGTGATAATTCGCTAAGTAATGTTTCATATGCATTAGATAACTTGTCTAACTCTTGATTCATAATGCCCATAATTTCGTTGCTGTCTTTGTTGCTTTTTAATAGTTGCAGTTTTGCTAACAAGTCGTTACCACCTGCACTAATTACAACGTAATCACCACGAACTTTATTTGCTGAACTGATACAATCGCTTACTACATATCCATCAACAGCTTGGTCGTTGTAAATATCTTGGCTAACTCTTGACTTAGCTCGTAGATAATCTACTGTACCTTTGCCTGTTCCTGTATATGCAGAGTTGTCAATCACACTATCGCCTATTAATGTGCAGATAGCGTTCTCGTTAACTGTTCTATTGCTACCAAAGAAAGAGTTATTTGTAATACTCTTTGATGTTATTGGCTTACCAAACTCTAACTTCTCATCACGTATAATGATGTTCTCGTTGGTCAAGTCAATATTACTTTGGTCAATATACCAATCGTTGTCTTGCATAGTTTCCTTTCTGTCAATATGTATTGTAGCATATTGTTAATATATGTGTACAAAAAAAAGTATCTAGCTTTCGGTGAATCACTAAACAGGGCTTGGAAAATGAAATCCTACTCACTAGATACTTTATGCTATCTACCGATTAGCGTTTCCTTACCCCTACTAATCGTTCAAGGGTCTCTTTAATAAGTGAGGGCTTTATAAATAGCTTGTAACACACAAACAGTGATAGCAGACTCTCGTTTATCTATCTTTCTCGTGTACACATAGCACCTGTTATGTGTTACAAGCTATTTACTTATCCAACCATTTGCTTTCGTTTCATTTGTGGAACATAAATAGCTTGTAACACACAGTTGTAGGTAAGACTAGTATTTGTGTACACCACTAGCTACTTACTATGTGCTACAAGCTACCTACTGTTAGTACGTTCAACAAAGGGGCTTTGTTTTTTCGTAAGTAGCTTTCTTTTAATATAATATCCTTGTAATTATATGTTGTCTTTTTCTCTAATTTTTTTTTCTTGGTAAATCCTGTAATAAAGATTTACTTTACTTGCTAACCAATTACTAATAGTTAATGCACCAACTAAATAAATTGGAATAGATAACCAAAAGGATAATTCAATCTTGCTCATCTTGTTGCTTTCTATATTCTTCTTTGAACTCTAATGCAGTTTCGTTCATACTCTGCATAAATACTTTCATATCATCATCATCTTGTTCGTTGATGTACTCTGTAAAAGAGTTTCTTAACTTATCGTTAGCTAGATAACCTGCTATGAGTAATCTCATAAAGTCATTGTCTTTACTTAAATGCTCTACGATTGTCATTTGAGTAATCTTAAGCATTTGTATTTGGTCTTGTATTTTTTCTATGTCTTGCATAGTTTCCTTTCTTATCTATTTAATTTATTACTTCTTCCACAATTCAAACATAAATCTGTCTTGCTGTTAGTTATTGTTATATTTTTTTTCTCACAAAAATAACATTCCCATTCAAACATTATTTCTCCTCTACATCTTTTATTAATTGTTCTGTTTCTATGTAGTTAAGGAATACATCACTACCTTGAAATAAAATATCACTTGTTTCACCATTAATTAATTCTTCAGGTAGTTCAAGATTATCAAGATTATCAAATCTATGGCGTAAAGAATTTATTGCAAATCTTAAACCATTGACATAACCTTGATTGTAAATTACTTTAAGATTATCTTTTTCTTCCTCATCTTCACAAGCATTGTTAAAATATGTTTCTTTACCTTTAGTAATATATCTAACGCTAACTGTATTTTCATTAAGAAAAGCATTTACATAATCCCAATTACAATGTTCAAAATTAATGCCTTCTTGAAATTCGTAATAGCGTTCACAAGCTAATAGTTCAAGCATAGCTTTCTCTATGTCGTTCATTCTTTCCTTTCTGTTGTCTTGCACATCATATCACATATCTTTTTTTATGTCATTAAATGTTTACATATAATCTTACATCTAGTAATCTTAATTATATGAAATGCGTAATTTGTGGTAGACCAATGCGTAGTGTACACGAACAGCACAATGCACAACCTGTTGCACAGGGTATATGTTGTGATTGGTGTAACGTTATGCAGGTTATCCCTAAAAGATTAGAACAACATAAGCATTTGATAGATTCAATTAGTTTGTAAATAACTGTTGTATATATCTATTGAACTGTTATTATTGTTGTATGTATTTAACAATTAGAAAGGTTAGTTAAAATGGAAAAAATTAATTGGGGTTATGTATTAACTCTTGTAAGCTCACGTGATTTTGTGCGTGATGTTGAAGATTATTTTGGTAGAATAAAATTTACTCAAAATAAATTAGAAACATTATTGTATTGGGGTGCTGATACGTTGCGTAACGAAATTGATATGAAACAAAGTTTCAATAATAATTTTGTAGATATTCGTAAATCTGTTTTAGTAGCTAGAGATATTATTAAGATGAATAACTTTAAGCGTGTTACTTGGAACTCAAAATTTTTTAAGTACATTGTTGACAGAAATAAATCTTATCCACGAGTTACAAAAGATGATGTTTACGAAAGAGATATTGTCGCAGAGAAATGGGAACAGGAAAGACGTTGGTCTTGTTGTATGCCTTATGATTGTATGTGTTATGAGAACGTACCAATGGGGCAGATTTGGACTAAGGTAAATCAAGAAAGAAAGGTTGGTTAGATAATGCCTGAAGAATATTATGCAGAAGTTACTATTGATTTGCATAGCTTAGGTAATAGTAAAGAACAAGCTGAACAAAGAGTTAATAAATTCTTAGATTGGCTTGATAAGGCGAGTATGTCGCAGGGTATAAGTTATGACAGCGTTGATTACAATATTGACAGAAAGGTTGGTTAGAAATGGCTATTAATTTGAAAGCGTTGAAATCGCAGAAAGAACAATGGTACAAAGCACTTGAACGTTACAGAAAAGAAAGACAGGAACTAAATAATTCTGTTGAAGTTGATAGCAGAACTAAAAGATTTAGTCCTGAAGATGTTAGAAAGATGAACATAATTAACAATAATATTCAAATTTGTTTAATCAACATAGATATTATTGCTTACAAAGAACAGATTAAAAACTTACAGGAAGAGAACGTAAAGTTAAAAACTAATATGTAATCATCTAACTAACCAATAAAGGAAGGCACTTGTTTAACCGCAGGTGCTTTTCTTTTAGTATCGCGAATCCTTTACAGTTTATTGTTGCATATCCTTCAATGATGTAAGTTAACTATATATCCCTAGTATTTAATCAAAATGGGTACACTACATCTAGTATCACTACATATTGTATACACTATATGTTGTATGTCTACTACTATGCGTTATCTGTATCTATCGCACAAGCAGGATTGTTGTGGGCTTTCACATAGGGGGGTTAAATGTGGGCGGCGCTTTATTTATATGTATACCCGCTAAAAATATGCTGTTAACTAGGTACTATATATAGTGGTACTACATATTGTGGTGTACCTAAAACAATAAAATAAGTAATATCTTTAAGTTTGTTGTAGTCAAGTAAAGTAAACATAGAGAATACAGCTAACCCTGTGTCATCCCTCCCAACCGATAACAAATCTGTTTATGACTTATTTAAATATTATGAAGTAATTGGCTATTACCCAAGTTACCATGGTCCTGCTAGTCCACTTTATTGAAAGTTTTTATCAAGAATCCTTTTCTAAAAGCAGGAAGAATCCTCTGATTGTTTGACTACTGTATCACATAAATTATTTATTTACAAGTTTCACAAAATAACAACATTGTGATATTATGTTATTGGGTTTCAATGAGTGATTCTTTATTCATAATAGCCCTCCTTTCTGATTGATACGACAGTAAATCCCTTCAGGCAACTGAAGGGTAGTCGTATAACAACAACACCTAATTACAAAAAAAATTTTTTTTACACACTTATTGGGGGGGAAGCTATAATGACATAAGCACAAGAAAGTCTTGTGCTTAGGTAGAAATACCTATAGAAAAGAAAATGCTTTTCATCATATAGCATTTGTGATTATGTGAATGATTAAGTTTATTTCTTTTTCTTTCATAACAGTATTGGACATACTGTACGTGCAGAACCTCACTTCGGTGAGGTTTTGTGGTATAGTACCAATAAGCAACAACAGGAGATAAAAATGCCAATGGGCAAAAAAGGAAAAAAGAAAAGATACTCTAGCAAACGCAAGAGTAAAAATATGGGGTACTAATGGCAGAATACCAAGGTAAATCTGTAAGTCTTAATTCACCACGTGCAATTAAAAAAGGTGAACCGGGGTATGGTCGTAAAAAATCTGTTGTCTATGTTAAAGATGGCGACAAAGTTAAAAAAGTAATGTTTGGTGACCCAAATATGAAAATACGTAAAGGTAATGCTGCGGCAAGAAAATCGTTTCGTGCTAGACACAAATGCGATACTGCAACAGATAAAACTACGCCTAGGTATTGGAGTTGTAAAGCATGGTAAAAGTAAAAGGTGTTGATGTTTCTAGTCTTACTAAAAGACAGCAACAATCAATGAAAAAACATTCTAAGCATCATACAAAAAAACATATACAATACATGACTAACTCTATGAAAAGAGGTAGTACTTTTACTAAAGCACATAAAAATGCACAAAAGAAAGTAGGTAAATAATGGCAGCTAAAAAAGGTTTATATCATAATATAAACAAAAGGAAAAAAGCAGGAACAAGTAGGTCAAAAAAGAACTCTACTATAAGTGCTAAAGCATATAGAGAAATGCAAAAAGGTTTTCCTAATAGCAAAAAAAATAAAGCAAAACGCAAAAGAAAATAATTGAAAATAACCTGTCCTGTTTGTCAGGAATATTTACAGGTGGTCAAATTAAAATTAAAATGCAAAAACAAAAAGTGTAGAAATTATGGCAAATAAAAAATTATGTTATGCAGCAGGTTGCCATAGACCATTACCTCCTAAAGCTAGTAAGTATTGTTCTGAACGTTGTCGTAACAGAATTAATATGCAAAAAAAACGTGCTAGAAAAGCAGGTAAAGAATGGTCACAACAAGATGATGTACTTGAAATACCTAGTAAAAAAACAAACGTACAATCACGTAGAGGTCAAGTATATAACGACATAGTAGAATCCGGTTTAGCTGCAGATATATACACAGAAAAAATAACAATGCAAGAAGTAGCTACAATACTTGGCACAACATCAGGTGCAGTATCTATGGCATACTCTGCATACGTAGAAGATTTAAATACAAAACAACAACAAGATGAGTGGTCATTACCACAGGTTGCAGAAAAAACATTAGCTGACTTTGATGATTTTAGACAAAGGTATTTCCAAACAGAACAAGGTGTAGCATACGAAACACCGGAGTTTCACAAAAAATGGATAGAACAAATTATGGACACTATAGAAAATGGTGGACAGCATATGATATTGTCACCTCCACGACATGGTAAAACAGATTTGTTAATACATTTTGCTGTGTGGTTAATTTGTAAAAATCCAAACATACGTATTTTGTGGGTAGGTGGTAATGAAGAGATAGCTAAAAACGCAATAGGTTCTGTTCTTGACCAACTAGAAAGTAATGAATTATTAATAGAAGAAATATGTGGACCGGGTGCAAAATTTAAACCTACATCACGTACAGGTAAGTCTTGGTCACAAAATGGTTTTACTGTAGGAACTAGAACAGTAACAGGTATTAAGTCACCTACAATGGTTGGTATTGGTCGTGGTGGTAAAATATTGTCTAGGGATTGTGACATAATAATTGCAGATGACATTGAGGACCACAACTCTACTATGCAACCATCATCAAGAGAAAACACAAGAAGTTGGTGGACTACAACATTATCTAGTCGTAAAGAAGAACACACAGCTATGGTCGTTATTGGTTCTAGGCAACATTATGATGATTTATATTCACACTTACTAGACAACGAAAGTTGGACTACAACTGTAGAAGAAGCACACGATACAGCTTGTAACTTACCTGATTGGAATGAAGATGACCACGTAGATTGTATGTTGTGGGGTGGCAAGAGAACATACAAATGGTTAATGGATAGAAAACGTGCAGCAGAAACTACAGGTGGTAGAGCAATATACGAAATGGTTTATCTTAACGTAGCTATGCCTGATGGACTTGCTTTGTTTGACAGAGTAGAGATAGAAGAATGTCGTGACCAAAAACGTGACATAGGACATATTCCACATGGTACAAGATTGATAGCAGGACTAGACCCTGCATCTACAGGTTATCAAGCTGCATTTTTGTGGGCATATGATTCCGTAGAAAATAAATTACACATGGTAGATATGAACAACAATCTAGGTGGTGGTATTCCACAAGCACTAGATGTGATAAAAGATTGGTGGTTAAAATACAATTTGTCACATTGGGTTATAGAAGAAAATGGTTTTCAAAAAGCAATAAGACAAGACAAGAGCATTAGAGAGTTTGCATCAAGTCATGGTATATTTTTAGAAGGACACGAAACATTCAAGAATAAGTTTGACCCTCTTTATGGTGTTACAGCTATGCGACCAATGTTTCAAGAAAAAAATATTTCTTTGCCATATCTTAGCTTTGAAGCACAAGAAAAGGTAAACTTATATACAAGTCAGCTTGTGTATTTTAGTTCTGCAAAGAACAAAAGCAAAAGTGTGGGTACAAAAACTGACATAGTTATGGCAAGTTGGTTTCCAATGAGAGCCATAAGAAGAATGCAAAAAGAACGCTACGCAGAGTTAGGGTACGATTATAATCCTAGCTTTACAGGGTACGAACCTAGTAGTATGGATGTAGATAATTGGAGATAAATGCCACTTAATAGTGATAAATTAGCTGAAAGAGTAGATTACCTTAGAGTAATTAATCAAGAACAAATGTCAGATAGGGCAAGAATACGTGACATTATGAATGGTGGCGAAGCTGCTGTTCGTGCTTTGTTAGGTAGGTCAATTAATGTTGAGTACAACGAATTACCTGCACCTAATTTATTTTTAACTGCGTTAGAAAGATTTGCACAAAAGTTAGGTAGAAGTCCTGATTTAAAAGTAGATATTATAAATGAAAAAGATAGCGAAAGAGCTAGGAAAAAATCAGAAAAATTAGAACGTATAGTTTTAGCATATGATAAATTTCAAAAATTACATATGCAGTTACCACAGGCAGCTAGATGGTTGCCGGGTTATGGTTTTGTTGCATGGACTATAGGACATAAAAAAGACAAAGATGGTAATCCATATCCTTATGCTGAATTACAAGACCCATTTACTTGCTATCCGGGTGTGTTTGGTAACGACCAACAACCACAAGAGTTAGCAATAATACGTAGAGTGCCACATAGAATATTGGCAGAACAATATCCTGATGCAAAAGGATTTATATATGCACAAGAAGAAACAGATACAGGATTTCAAAATCCATATTCTTCTTTATTAGAAACTACAGAAAGAACAGGTAGTTGGGCAAACTCTACAGGACATGGAAAAGTTGTAGTTGAGTATAGAGATACAGAAGGAACATACATATTTTTACCTGAAAATAAAAAAATTATAGATTTTATGCCAAACATTTTATCATCAGGTCCTTGTTTTGTTGTAGCTAAAAGATATGCGTTTGACCAAATGCAATCACAGTTTCATCACATAACAGGACTTATGTCTAACATGGCAAAAATAAATATACTAGGAACAATAGCTATGGAAGATGCAGTATTTACTGAAACTAACATAGTAGGTGAAATAGAATCAGGAAAATATCGTAAAGGTAGATTTGCTGTTAACTATTTAACACCGGGTTCACAAGTGTCTAAACCGGTCAACAATTTACCATACCAATTATTTCAACAAGTAGATAGATTAGAAAGACACTTGCGACTTGGTGCAGCATATCCTGTATCTGATGATGGACAATCTCCTAATGCTTTTGTTACAGGTAGAGGTCTTGAAGAATTAGGTCAATCTGCATCACTACATGTTAGAGAATATCAAACAGTATTAAAAGAAGCATTACAGGAATTAGATGCAAAACGACTAGAGTACGACCAAATTATGTTTGGTAGCAAACGTAAACCTATTGCAGGTAGGCATAAAGGCACAGCGTATAAAGAAAGTTATACACCTGATAATGATATTAAAGAAGTTTATGAAACACGAAGAGTGTATGGTGTTATGGCAGGATTTGATGAGCCACAAAAAATAATTACAGGTTTGCAATTAAAACAACAAGGCATTATAGACACACAAACATTACAAGAAAATATGGATGGACTAGATAATATTACAAAAATACAACAACGTATATCTGCAGAAAAAGCAGAAACAGTTTTGTTTGAAAGTTTAATGGCACAAGCAGCAGAAGGTAATCCTAAAGCAACTATGGCAGCTATAGAAATAAGAAAAAATCCACAAAAGATGTCAGAGATACTAGATAAGTTTTATACAGCAGAAGGTGATGAACCATCTGAACAAGAACTAGCTATGCTAGGAATGGGTGGACCACAAATACCTGCAGGACCGGGTGGCGGATTACCGGGATTAGAGCAAGTGTTAGGTTCTCTTGGTCAAGGAGGTCCTAGTGCCGGATGATGCTAAAAGATTTTTTGACATAATAAATCAAGAAGATTGGTCAGAAGATGTATTTACAGGTGTTGAAGATGA